CTGAGAACCCGACCGGCCACCGCCGCAAAAATACGACGCCCCGCCGTTGCCCGTCAGAAGGCTTGAGCCTGTCTGTCCATCTGAGCCGGTACCACCGTTGATCCTGATATCTCCGGTCGCCGCCGTACCTCCGGCGCCGCCGGCGGTATTGGACACGCCTGACTTCACGCCGCCTTTCCCGCCAGGAGCTGAGAACAGGCTGGCAAACGAGGTAGCACCACCATCCGCACCACTTACTGCGCCAACTCCGCCCTTACCACCCTTGCCGACAGTAATCGCGTAAGAACTGGCAGCAGACAGGTCAACCCATACGATAATGGTCGCACCCGCGCCGCCGCCGGCACCGGAGAAAGTTTCAGCTATCAATTTCTATGATAGACGCTATGACCACCCGATAACTCTTGCATACGGTTGCCGGGTGGGGCAGTTACAGAGTTAATCCATAAACATCTTCATAAAATGCCGTCAGCTTTGTCAGCAATGATGCTCCAGCGCTGGTGTTCATTGCGACTGTACACAGAAAGAGATCGGACACATCACCATCCCAGAACTGAGAACCACCAGGTAATGCGCCCAGGGCGAATGCCGAAGAAGAGGGACTTCCAGCAGCAGCAACAGAAGCCATCACACCATTCACGCGCAGGAAAATATTCGTCCCATCATAACCACAAACGAACGCAAACGGCGTATTCAGATCCAGTGTCGGGCCAACGCATTTTGCTGACCCATACAGAAACTGTAATTTCCCGGCGTTGGTAGTGGGGCTTACATTGAGTATAGCCCGAACAGACGAGGAGGTGAATGTGCCACAAAGGTTACTTGTTGCCGCCAGCGCCCTTAGTGTGGCCACACCTGACCAACTGAATGGCTGCGTTAAATCCAGCACATCTCCGCTGAATAAAGAGAGATCAGATTCTGCCGCGTTGAATCTTGCTCCAGAGTATTGTCCAAATGCGTTGCTGACCAGGGTTGCACCTTTAGCTGCATCAGCGCGGGTCAACTTGCTGGCGGTACCTTTCCGATCGTTGAATGAGACAATATCATTACCACTCAGCGTTACAGAATTCGCATCGGCCTGAAACCAGTTTTTTACGCCTGAGTCGGCAATCAGCGCAGATGCCAGACTTTCCCCCGCCGGCAACGCGGTATTATTGAAATTTTGTGCAACAACGATTCCGGGCATGTTGGTTACTCCGTAACAGTGATTTCAAAACGAATAGCGTAGTGGCGAACGTTGCGCGGGATATTCACACCCTGCGAGTTCCACCAGGATTTTCGGTCGGTTTCAACCATGAGGTTGCCGCGGCGTGTCGGCCAGTAGGTCACATCGTCAAATGCGTCAATCGCGTAACGTAGCGTTCTGTTACTGGCTGCCGGGACGGCAGATAGCGTCAGGCGAACGGTTTTGGCCCCAGTGATTTCAACGGCTGTGATTGTCGCACCGGGGAAAGAAAAGCCGTGATTCAGCGTGTCTGGAACCCAGTCTGAATCGATTGCCAGTTTTGCGCCAAAGGCATCCAGCGGCGTACCTTCGAAAGTAATATCGACAACATTTCCGGATAGTACGGCAGATACCGGCTGTACCGGTTTCCACGCCCCTTTATCGACGATACTGCTATACACGTCAGCGTAAGTTTCTCCCAACATCAACCGCCCTTCTGGGCCAGTGTGGACTGTGCTGGGGCCAGTGCCTGGCTCATCACCTAATTTAAACTGATACATCGGCCCAGCCAGGTAACTATCGGCGCGGCTGTTCGCTACGTCCCATTGCCCCTGACTGGCGTAGTTCTCGCCGCTTGCGGCTTTCGACATGTTCGTTTGCCAGATAGCCACCAGTACATCATTAGCCTGCCCCGTCGCGGCCTTGAACCCTGGCAAAATCGTTGTGAACAGGTCGTCGAGTTGGGTGGCGTAGTTATCGCGACCTGTTGGCCCCGCTTCGCCTTGAATCCACTGCATAACGTCAAGCACCGCAGATCGGCCATACTCCGCAGCAATCTCTACGGCACGCTGCAGGAACGTCACTGCGTTCTCGTAGTTCCAGTATCCCGACTGCGCGTTCGGGTAGAATGAGCTAATAGGCTGCGAGCCATGCCAGGCTGTTGCGGCGATATAGCCAGGATCATCCCGCCCAAGTTCTGCGTTACGCTGCGTGATTCCGTATGCAGAGCAGATCGCCGGTGACTGTGCAGAAGAGTAGTCCAGCGCCGGTACAAAGTCGGTGAGCGATGCTGCAGACATATGAACAGTGCCCTGCTGACTCGAACCATTCACGCCAGCGAATCCCCAGGTGGAAAACGCCCACGGAGCAGTATTTACAATTCTCCCCGTTGAACCGCCAAGACCGGCGTTTGACTGCCCGTAAACGAATGCAATACGGATTGCCGTAGCCAGTGGCGCGGCCATAACAAGCGTATCCTGCGCGCCTTCAGATAACTGGCGAGCGTCGAAAGTGCGAGAACCTTTGTCCAGGACAGAAGCTGTATTGTATTCGTCGCCGATATAGTGTCGGGGATTAAATACACGCGCCCCCCATTTCCCGCGGATATCAGGGATGGCTCCACCTCCGCCGATCCGGTCAGCGATATATCCCACAGAATCATCATCAAGCAGAGCGAATGTTAAGCCGTTTTTGGGATTGAATCCGATACCTACGCGACCGTCCGTCTTTGACTTAACAACGGAAATATATTGCGGTCCGTCGCGCGGAGGTATTTTATCTGTGCCGGGAATTTCAACGTCTGCTACATACACGCCGCCGTCGTTTTTAAATCCGATAACACGTTTATCAGCTGAGATGACCGGAAATGAAAACCCCACCACACTGTCTCGATAGAGTGACTGATTCTGCATTTGCTGAATAATGCTCAGTAATGAGTCGATATAAACCTGCGATGGCATTCGGCGCCCAGTAGGCTCCAGAGTCCCTCCGTTATTAATGACTTCAATTGCAAGAGCGCTGTCATCCGGGCTACGGTAATACGTGGTCGACCCCACCGGGATATTTGCGATATCCGCCTGCGCCGCCGCCAGCGTCATATACTGCCGGCTGAGGGGGATCAGGTTCTGCCTGGTTTCCTCAACTACAGCATCCCTTTCTTCTTGCGAGGTTTCAAAGTCTGCTTGCTGCTGCGTTAGCTGGTTGTCCGCCTTAACATTAACGCCATGCAAAGTATCTAACTGTTCGCCTGTGCGTGTGGTAATGGTTTCATCGCTGCTATTAACGAACTTGTCAATAGACTGCATATTATCCCATGCATCAGGCATTGATGCAGACGGCACAGAATTGCCGGTATCGTATTCACTCATGGTCGCCCCAATAAAAAAACCGGCATATGCCGGTTGATTGGTAATTTACATCCACTTAGATAATGTTATTTATTTTTGAGAACTCTTTGTCGTCATAGAATAAACCATCATCTTTGTTATAAAACATTCCGGGCTGGCAAAATATGTTTTCTTGATATTCCACAAGGTCTGCACCAGCGTGCTCATAACCATTTTCTGCAATAATTATATTGATGACTATTCCGTTTTCAATGACCGCATAATTTCCTGCCATTATGCGTACTCCTCAATGATGACATAGCCGTTAGCGCCCTTCCCTGACGCCCTGGCCACTGAATCATACGATGCACCAGCACCGCCGCCACCAGGGAAAAATCCATCATCACCGGATGAACTAACGTGTGGAAGGCCACCATAACTACTGTGCGATGCGCCACCTACACCACCCAGGCTTACACCAGATCCTCCCTGTCCTCCCTGACCAGCCACTGAGAATATTGTCCCAACAGATGGAGCTCCCGGAATTCCGCCAGCAGAATTACCAGCAGAGTTTCCGCCCTTACCACCACCAGCTGAGATACCCAGCGCGGTAATGGTAGTGTCTCCCCCATCACCACCATTTCCTGCACTCCCTGCAGCAACTGCCGCACCACCAGCGCCAATAACGATATTCGCCCCATTAATGGTGCTTACGTCATATAATCCCTCAACGTATGCACCACCCGCCCCACTAGGCGCACCAGTCCCTGCGACGTCTGTCCCCTTACCCCCTCCGCCTGCACCCCATGCCTTGATTCTGACTTTTTTAGTGCCAGCAGCTTTTACCCATGCTCCGCTAGCGGTAAAAACCTGAATGCGGAGCAGGCGTCCTTCTGCCTGATTATTAAGTGCAGACTTGAGAATATTTAGTAATGTGGCAATGTTTCCATTATCCAGGACATCGCTTCCTGTGCTATCCGCCATGAATTGCGCAAGGACGGCAGCAATTGTAGAGGATTGCCGTAGTGCTTTATTTACTTGTGCTGACGAGGCTTTGCCGGAAAGAAACCCTGATGCCAGTGCAGATAGCGCTTCATAATCAGCCTGTGATAATACGTTTGCCCCGCTACCAGTAGCGAAGGGTTTAAAATCGTTAGTCGCCATTAAAATCTCTCTCCCCATGACCCGCGGTCGAAACCAGCGATATAGTCATTTTCGATATCGAAGCCAAAAAAATGATAACCATCACTGACGGTCTCTATTTCACGGACACGAACCCCTGCGGCTTTAACCGTCATATAACCGTTCTGAATCGCCCACCATAGCTCGCTGTTAACCTGGTCAATCGGGTTAATGTCATAGCGCGATGGTACGTAACCTGCCGGTAATGCGATAAAGGGGCCTTTATTGACGGCGCTATCCAGAATTAACCGGTCTATTTCACTTAGGGCTACCGAAGGGTCACCGAGTATCCAGATAGAAATCGACATATCCTGGTTGTCGACAATAGCCATGCGGATCCCGGACCCGGCAAGGGCGGTATCAAGAATTGGAGGAAGCGAGTCGTTCTGACCATCCCAGTTGTTTATCGCCACTTTCACCTTCAGCATTAGCCGATATATTTCATCACTGAGATCGATAAAACCGTCGCTTGGGTCATATGGGCCCTGCCAGACCCCCTGGTCCCAACCAACCCGTTCAGTGTCCCACGAAAAATAAATCCCGGTTACCGGTGTGGCCACGCGACGGGAACGACCAACCCATTCACCCACAACGTCGAGTTGCACGCCAACGGCGGTATCGATATCAAAATCGGGTATTAGCCGTGACATGGCATCGGAAACATCACTCAGTGGCCTGGTGGACAGGTCAACGTGTGCAAAGAACTTTGGTTTACCGGCGTGGTAGTTTGTTATGCGGTCAGTGTATCTGCTCATGAGACCACCAGATTAATATTGCTGACGGCGCAGGATGCTGACTGGTCAAAGGCAATATCCACGTTTGCCGCGGCTACGCCACCGGCAGACGTCCCGATCAGCAACTCGGTAATGTCGTAATACCTGGCATTACCACCACTGACAACACCAAGGTTAGCCGGTGAGTAAACGCGACTGAGAAGAACGCTGGCGCCGATTGCCAGTGAGTTAATGTAGGCAGATACAGCCGCCTTTATCTCTTCGCCGACCTGGGATGTGTAGCCCGTAAGGGGTTCGATAGTGATTTTGACGTAAATGGGTACATCGACCGGCCTTGAAAAACCTACCGGGTGAGGGTTTCCGTACTTATCAGGCACAACAATCACCGTACTACCGTAGGGTGTTACGCCCTGCCCTTTCACACCACGAATGCTGTTTGCAATGACCGTCGCATCACCACCTTCTACAATGGCGGCGATTGAGTGCGGCGGCAGGCCATTTGCATCAGTGGTATCTGTATCGTTCTCATACAGCTTGTGACGGGTTACGCCGCTGATATTTGCTATCGCACCATCTACCGCCTCAAACGGCGTCAGAGATGGTAAAGCAACGCTCTGTGATTGCCGGACACGCAATTCAGCATTTGTTTCGGCAGCAACGCCAACGGTAGCCGCTTGAGGGTTAGTTACTGATACCCAGCCACGTGTCGGGGTGTTTATCTTATTGACTGACCCGGCAGGGGCCGCCACAGCGCCAGCAACAGAACACGTCGCTGTAGCAATAACCGTCCCATCAATACCAATTGTCACCTGAGCAGGAAGATTCCAGATGATGCCGTTGGCATCTTTCACAGAGCCGTTTGTGATTAACGTTCCGGCCTCACCTTCGATCAGCTCATCGACCGTAGAATTTGTCGCAGCCCGGCGAGCGATGCCGTTAATTTTGACGTTACTGGTTAATGCATCGTCCAGCGCCGTCGACGGAGAAAATGACCGGTAAACAGAAATAGCCGTGTTGTTGGCATCATGAATGGCCAGAGCCACCAGAGCGACCATCTGGCCGTCTTTGCTGTCCGGGTCGAGATAGGCATCACTGCCATAAATCTGCTGAAAATAGCTAATCAGGGTGCTGAGTATCGTCTGATAATCAGGCGCACTTATCCCCTCAGCGGTTACCGTTGCCGATAAGCCGAGTGTGTCGAGGTCCAGAGCCATTACGCCTCCGAAGTTACTGTGGTTGTCCCGTAGATGGTTTCCACCGTTGCTGTGAACGTTACACGGCGCGTGGTACCGTCAACGGTGGTGTTAAATGCAGTGATTGAGCTAACCCCCTGCGTTTCGAGGATCCGCTTACGGATAGCGAGGTTGTAGGTATCCGGTTTTTGCTTACCCAGAACGGACTGAATCCATGGCGTACCTTCTGTGGTGTCCAGAAACCACTGACCGTACCAGAGCAGGAAGCGCGTTTTAATGGCCTGCGCTACAGCCTCGGGTGAGTTAACCAGCCAGGTATCATCGCCCTGACCGAAGGTGTAATCCCCATCGTCATCTTCTCGACGGTATCGCATATCATCCTCCGAGTGGTGCTGTACTGCTGCCACCAGGCTCAACGCCACCATGCGTATGCTTATCAACGATTGAGCCATCCACCAGTTGCAGGCGGCCGTCCCAGAGAATTTTAAGCCCGTTCAGGTTAAAACCTCCCGGCGCCGTGCCGTTGATAGCTCCACTGGCAGGATTAAGGCTCAACTTTGTTTCCCCGTCATCACTGCGCAGCTCTACCGCACTGGTGCTGATACCGCCGATTTTCTTCGCCTGCGACTGCGGGCCGACAATGCAGAAGGCATCGGATAAATCATGCATGCGCTCGTCTACCGGCTCCTGAATACCCCCACTCTGCCACCAGAAATCAATACAGCGGTCCGCAAAGATAACAAGGCATTCATCACCAGCCTTAACAGGAAAAGTCAGTGTGCAGCCTCCGCCGCGAGGGAAAACGACAGGAACATCTACCAGCAGTGGGAGGTTTACCGATACCTGGGCGCCGGATTCGTCCTTCTCTGCGCCTTTAATGGCTGGCTGAACAACAGCGGTGACAGCATCCGGATCAAACGACTGAATGATTCCAGGCATGGCTACGCGCAATGCAGACATGATCGCCTGAGCCAGCTTGGCGTCTGCCTGCTCTTTACTGCCGAGCTGGGAGTTTAGTGCTACGGGCATTTGGGTTACTCCGGGCATTAAAAAACCCAGCCGAAGCTGGGTTGTCGCGTTGGTTATCTGTCAGTAGTTATGTACTGAAGGAGGTAATTCTTTATTCTTAAGTCTCATCCATGCGGAAAGATTCGCTGGTCCGTCTGGCTCATTGATATCAACATCTCGTGTGTGATTGATTAAAACGTCTCTCGCCATTCCGATAACATACGAGAATTCATGACCGTAGTCGTAGCATCTGCCGGAATAGTTCGATTGAATTTGTTTTAATGCCGGATACAGTTCGCGGAATAATGCCTGTGAACGGTTGGCATAATCCCATAACCATACAAGGCTGTTTGCTTCTTTTGCAGAAAACTCGTTTGCTTTCTTCTCTTGTTTGCCAATGAACTCACCTTCAAGTGGAACTCGAGCTGCAAGTGACAGTGCTTCTGTAAACTGCTCCTCACTGATTTCTTTGTATGAACATCCAAAATGGGATTTCAGTGACGACCACATGGTGATCATCGCCTTCGCCTGTTTTTCTTTTGGCAGAGACTGACCGCGACTCATGACGAGTTGTTTAATAGCTTCCTGCTGTTCAGTGGTGATTTTACCCGGCAACACCTTTTTAGCTTTGCGCGGGTTAACCACATGGCCTTTGGTCCAGTACTCGTAGAGCACATCGTCACACTCTTCCTGATACTGGATTACCTTGTCGCGGATTTCAGGGCGGACTTTGTTTGGTTGAATGCTTGAAAGCCAAGCCGCAAATTTACGAAAGGCAAGACATGTCATTAACTGTTTACCGCCAGCAGAAGGTATTTCGATTTCCGAAATACCTTTGGCAAACCTCTGTTTTAACTTAACAAATTGAGCAGCCCAAACCATCCCCATACCTTCAACAACAGGCTTCATAGGAACATAAGGCTCATTGTTAATTCCAACCAAAAAGAGATTTGTTCCGTGGAATGGAACATTGATTGTGCGATCTGCAATTGCTAAACTAGTCATATCAGTTTTCTCGTGGTTAACTGGTAATTTAGAAGCCTCAGTGGTTGCAGCCATTGAGGCTTCGCTGTTTTTAGCGACCATTCGCCACCTCTTCCCTAACACCTTTTGCCAGCAAACGAACAATTGCAGAGTTCAGAGATATACAGTCCATTTCCGCCAGGCGGCGAAGGTCTTCATTCAGCCGTGATGGAAGGCGAAGGTTGAGTTTGATATTTTTGCGCTCAGTGAAAAGTGTATCTTGCATTATCTAATCTCCTTTATTTGGTGCCAAAGTGACACCATGAAGGCCATAATGCCACCATTGAAATCGTATGGCAATATGGCACCATGATTTTTTTTGAGAGATTTGCAATGGCCGAAAAACAAGTAAAAGACTACGACAAGTTCAACCTCCGTTTTCCTGACGGAATGCGAGATGCTATAGCTGAACGAGCCAAACGAAACGGGCGCTCTATGAACTCAGAGATTGTTCAGATACTGGAAGATGCCTTGAATGCAGAAAATACACTCGGGGAAATAGCAGATAAAATTAACAGCGTCTCGGTTCCGCTAAATGTTGATGCGCTAGTTCAACTTCAAGCCCAGGTTATCGCCATGCAAAAAGAAATACAGGAAAAGTTCAGAGAGCAGAACGAAAAGTTGAGAGAACTGCTAAACAAAAACCCCACCTGACGGTGGGTTACGGAGAGGGCAAGATCATTTAACCTTCCGGCAATCATACGTCCAGAACTCCCGAGGCTCGTCCATATTTTTGCGGATAACTTCAACGTTGAGTATGGGTTTTTTATTACGAATAATGTAGTCCATACCTAACCAGTGCCCATCACCGGGAACCATCAGTTGGATCATGAAGTTGTCATAATCTTCTTTCGCTTTCAGGAAGGTAAGTTTCTGCGTTTCAGGTTCCCGGCCATTTACCATGATCACCCCTTCGGCATTAGCCTTAAGGTAAAACGGCCCACACTGAACTGCTGCCCAGCCTGTTAACGGAATGACTGTAAAGATAGTGACCAGCCCAAAAACATTTAAGAGCTTCATCCTAAATATCCCTTGTCAATTGTAGCTTTGCTTAGAATTTCTTTGCCACCTTTCGCCAGACACAGCAGGTCCATATACCACGCCTGCCCGCGAGTATCGCCAGTATAGTCAATGCTGCCGACAATGTAATCACCGTCGGTATTGATTGCCGCCAGCTGCGACCCGGGAAGCCCATCGACATAGATGTTACCGTCTGTGGTACTTTCGCCTAATAGACCTGGTGACTGACCAACCTGATCATTACCGAGAGCCTGACGATACACAGAGGCCTGATCCAGCCGGATAAGTCCACCCAGTTTAATATTCGGGTTTATCAGACAGCGCACATTTACCCCGGCGCCCATCGTCTGCTGAGGCATACCGATTAGGCCGGTATTGGCGTTCAGCACAATCGCTTCCTGTATGTACTTATCATCAGGAACAATATGCACCTGGTTGTTTTCGTACCACCAGTTAGCCTTACATTGCCCTGCAAGGCTGTACATCAGGCGTCCAGTGTTCTGATAAATAGTACGGCCACGGGGGAATACAGTCGGACCAAAATCCGGCCTGCTTCCCTCTGTAATGCCATAAGGGCTAAGGGACTGCATACCCAAATCAAACAGGTCAGCATGCTTCCAGCCTGCCGATACTGTCGTTTTCACGCTGGCGTTGAGATGCCCCTCCCAGCCATCAATACACTGGATGAGCACCCAACTATCGGTGACGTTATCTTTTCCGGTAACGGTAAAGCGAATATCACCGTTAAAGATGATCCCCACATTTTTATCAGGATAGTTGCCGCTGCTGTCTGCTGTGCCGTTATACCCGGCAATAGCCCTTACACGAGTAAACTCTTTACCCATGATCCGGTTTTGAGTCTCCGGCGACAGATTGTAGATTTTGAAGTTACCTACGAATCCGTTAAAGATAGTCGCGGGCATCTTCTGGATATTAAACGTCACCTTAAAATCCGACAGCGAAATCCCATCACCCTTATCGTCAATAAGCTGCAGCTCAAAGTGCCGCATCCAGTTCTGAGACATAATCACTCCGTTACTGCGTAGAGATGGCTTTTAATGCCGAGGTCGGTTTGGGTTGGATTATCATTTGCCGGGTCGTCGCAATTGACATAGAGCGAAAAGCCAAGCCCGAGATAGCGATACTGCGCCAGCAGGTTGGCGCCGGTGATAAGAGGAATGCCTTTTATCAGGTCGGCCCCGGTACTGTCCATGATATCCAGACACCAGAAAGCAGCACGCCAGGTCACAGCCATTTGCAGGCTTTGACCTGCAACAGATATGGAGAATCGCTGGTTTTCTGGTGATAGAGGGATTTCTGAAACAGCCATTTAACCTCCCGAGATGAAACCGACAAACCGGCTTATTAGCGACTCATCTTTCGGAGTCGGTGTCTTTACTCCTGAATTTTGCACCGCTGACGTGTTCACTCCCTCTTTCATGTTTTCCTTCGCTGCCACGCTGACTGTCTGCGTCTGGCTGGTGATTATTTCCCTGAGCGTAACTGTCGCCATCAGTACGTTTTCGCTGGTACGTTCGGTCGTCACATCCAGAGAGCGGATCACCATATTGGTATAAAGACGTTTCCCGGTAGTCACATCAAGCAACTGCCTTTCCTGCTGCATTTTGAGCAGCTCAGCATAGACTTCCTTAGGCCCCATGTTGTTAAGGGGCGTAGACAGCCCGATGCCTGCTGTATCATAAAAATCCAGCAAGGAACCACCACCAGCAAAGCCTATCTCCATAACGACTTCTGACGGGCGCCGATATGCATGGTCTGCAATGAACCCTGTTCCTGCGCTTGTAGGCCTTTCAACTGGATGCTCTGTCACCTCCAGAGCATCGCTATGACGCTCTGAAACCACCACATCGGGTATCATCAGACCAATACGGCGGCTCCGCTGCTGGAAAAGGGTTGAAAGAATATCCATCAGCTCGGCCCCCTGGTTAGTTGCTGGGTAGCGCGTGCATTAACGTTGCCCTGGCTTTCAGAGACGATTTTCCCCGCCTCTCTCGGATCGCTGACACCAGAAATGTTGATAACGGTATTCTGGTTCAATGTCGCGCCAGCCCCCGGCATATTGCTCAACACCTTCGGGATATATTGCCTGGTTTCCTGCGGCATCAGCGCCATGCCGTATTTCTGCACGTTACCGATCCCCCAGTTATACGAGGCCAGAGCTTTACCCAGATCTCCGCCGTTCTTCTGCAGGAGCATCGATAGATATCGCGCCGCCGCTTCCGCTGACTTGATCGGGTCGAAGACATCATTCCCGCGTAGCCCCATATCCCGAGCGGTGCCAGGCATAAACTGGAACATTCCCTGTGCGCCGGCACCGGATACAGCGAACTGATTCCCCCCTGATTCAGCGATAGCGACACTTCGCAGAAGACCAGAAGGAAGGTTATACATAGCCTCCAGCTTACCCATCATCGGGGCCATCCATCCAAGCAACTGAGCGCCAGCTTTTGAAGGTGACGGTCGTTTCACTGATTGTCCGTACTGCGTGGCATCACCATTCCACCAGTCAACAGCCTTATCCCATAACCCCTGCCCGACAGAGGCGGCACCCTGAATAATCGGGCTATCACTCCACGCTGCGGCTGCGCCTTTAAGCGAATCCCATGCGCCTGAGAAATCGCCACTAATAACCTTTCGCAGAGCGTCCACCAGCGAACCAAGGATTTTGATTGAACTGCGGACGCTTTCGATAATCTGGTCAAACAGCCATTTGCCATTAAATTTCGACGTATCGATATTAATGAATTCAAGGAATCGCTTACCCAGATCGACGATGGCAGAGCCAAGGTCTTTAACCTTCAGATAGATGCCACTAAAGTCCTTACTCAGGCTGGCAAAAGCCTTTTGGGCATATTTGATACCCGGCTCCCATTTCCCCCAGTCTATGAGCGACTGGCCGCCTTCTTTCCACGTACGGTAATCGTCGTAGAGACCTATCAGCGCGGCTCCCAGCATAAAGACACGGCCAATGGGCGACATCGCAAAGGCGGTATTCAGAAGGCGCCATGCAACCATCAATGCGCCAAATACCTCAATAACTTGTCTGGTTTCGGTACCGAGTGATTTCCACCAGTTGATAATGTCCCCTGTGAGCTGTATCAACCGATAAACCACCCGGCCAATGATTTCACCAAACCACAGGACACCTTTGACACCAGCAGTGATAGCCCCTTCAATTTTCGGGAAATTCTCCATGATCTGACGGCGCAGGCGGTCCAGCGAGCCCGTCAGACCATCGGCCAGACTGGAACCGATTTTGTCCCGCGCCATACCGGCCATTTCGCCGAGGGAACGGAGTGAGGTCATAAACCTGTTAGACGCAGCAGCAGCCTGTTCAGGATTGAACCCGATGGCCTTTTTCATCGCGTTGTACTGGCCCATGTACTCACCAATACCACGGCGCATTGCCATCAGGGTGTTTTCATCCAGACCCAGCATCTGAGCGTACTGGTTAGCTCGGTAATACGGCATGCTGCTAAGACGCTGGCCGACGCCGGTAAAGATCGTCGCCATATCCCGCATGTTACCGCTGGCATCACGCGTTTGAACCCCCAGCCGGTTCAGAAAACCCTCAGCGCCGGGATTGTTACGCATGAACCTGGCAAGATTTTCGAGAGAGCCGCGGGCCCCGTCGACACTGCCGCCAACCTGACTAACCGCATACCCAATCTGCTTAATGCCCTCCACCGTCGCGCCTGTGCGCTGAGAGGCCCAGTACAGGTCGTCGAGACCGCTGGCAATTTTCGCGGTGAATGCAACGACGGAAAGTGCCGCCGCCTCAACTTTGACGCCCAGTTCAATCGCTTTAAGCGTTGTCCCGGCAACGACGGCATCGAATTTTCTGGCGCCAGCCTCATCAACTTTGAACCCAAGCGAGATCAGAAAGTCCTTGAGCGTTTCAGCGTTCATTAGCCTCTCTCCATTTCGCTATACGGTTTTCGTTATCGGCTTTCAGGTCCAGCCAGTCATTCATACGGGCAATATCAGCCAGGTCTACTGATCCATCTTTCAGGGCGGTGTAAGGGATAAGCCCGGCATCCACCGGGCGCATCAGGAAATCCTCACCTTCTGGCATGGATTCGAGGACAGGACCTATGGCTGGGTAGGCGTCCCGCTGCCGGGGAGTTCTTTCAAAAAATTTCCCAGGCTGTCGGCGACCACCCGCGCCACCAGCTGCAGCATCGTGAACAGGTCGATATCGTCGAACATCAGCGCGCCCTGATCGAACACCTTCGTCCAGCCCTTTTCGTGCTGGCGGGAAACGACGCTCAGACACGGATGAATCACCGCGTTAACGTCCTCGTCCGGCAGCGCGGCCAGCGTATCGGCAATTTTCGGCAGTACGCTTTCCAGCACTGCACCAGAGTTACCCGCAGCGGCCTGCGCTTTCAGCGTGGAAAATTCGCTAACGAGCCCAGCCAGCACCGGCAGCAGCTTACGGCTTACCTTCAGTTGCTGGAATACGTCGAGTTTGGCGGTTCGATAATTAACGCCTTTGATTTCAAATTCCATCTGTTAAAACTCCCCCAGCAGCTGGTCAATCTTGCCGCAGTCAAAGACCCAGGAAACCGTATTGCCGACTTTGGCGTTAGCGTGATCGGGTTGCTTCTGGAAAGCACAAGAACGCGCTGTAGTGGTATCACCTGATACTTTGTTGCGAATGACGATGACGTTATTGCCCCACGTCGCCGAGGACAGGCTCTGTGCGTTGTACATCAGCGAGAGCTTTTTGTTTACCGGGGAGGTTTTCAGCAAAGTTACCGTGATAGTGCCGCTCTTACCGGCGTGCAGGCTGTGCATCACCTCACCATCGGCGCCGACGGTCATGGTGTTTTTTGCCTCGGTCATCGCAACCGTAATACCTTCTTCGGAGTTCGCCGAGCCGCAGCCCAGATCGATACTGCCGGTTGGGCCCGTCAGGGATGCCGAGACGTCAATAAAACTATAGGTTCCGCTCATGGTCGCTCCTTATCGCACCACATTGATCTGCACGTCGCCATAATGAATAGCGCCAGCCAGCTTGATCGCCGCCTGAATTACCGGCGACTTACGCGCTTCCCTGTCGGATTGAGCCTGGTTAGCTACCGCGTCGGCGTAGACGTAGTAACCCTTGGTCAGGGTATCCCCGGATTCAATCTGGCCAATCGGGCCACCGTTCCAGACACCCGGAGCAATGAGGCCGTTATTTACCGCCTGATCCAGTGAGGCTTCGACGTTGGTCATTAACCGGGTTACGCCTGCGTCGGTCTGCGGGATTTTGGTGGCCGAGGTGTAAAGCAGGTTATAGAGATTGGTCTGAACGTAGTTCTGCAGCCAGTCCAGGCCATGCCGCTCATCAAAGAAATCACCGTTCGCCATCACACCCTGCTGGATAATTGCCGTATCGTTGGCGTAGTAGACGTAGACGTTACCGTTAATGGCATCAATGGCTGCGGCCTGTGCGGTTGTCAGCGTCTCGTAGGTAATACCAGGCTCGGTTTTAAACTTCAGTGTGATCGTGGTATTGCTGCCGGTGAAATTCACCGTGAATGCGCGGCCAAAGGCCGAGATAGCGGCGTATTTGCTGCTGGAACTGTACTGCCAGAATGTGCGGGCATAGCCAGCGGCTTTCAGTTTGTAGCCGATATTGTCGGTATTTCCGGCCACCAGCACATTCACATCAGCAGTGGTAACGGCCAGAATGCGGCTTAAGCTGGATGCCTCAATAGCAGCAGCAACGGAAATCACGTCAGCCTCAACCAGATCGGCGCTGTCGGCAATTGCCAGCCCGTACCAGTTGGTATACTGAAGGCAGGCATTAACGGCCTGTAGCAAGGTTTCCACCGCCCCGGCCTCTTCGTCCGCCAGCGTCTTCGCCCAACGGCCGATATAGACCAGCGTGGGTTTTGGTGATTGTGAAAAGAAGATGGTCGCTGCTTCGTATTCCGGGGAGTCAACGCCAAAATCATCGCCGATATCTTCAATGGCCGAATACTGGCGAATGCGCTCGGTAACCGGAATAACGGTAGAGGTTCCCAAAATGAGGAGCGCACCGAAGTTTCGCCCCGTTGCCGCTACCGGTGACATGATGACGTCAACGTTAACGACATTGGAAACAGGTAAGCCCTGTGCCATGTTTTAATCTCCAAAAAATTGCACTGGCGCGTCGACCAGCGATTGAATGCCGTACTGGCGGATGATTTTGCGGCGCAGGTCAACGCTGATATCGTACCGGCGCACCCACTGGTTATTGATGAGTTCGGGCAGATTGAGGATCCGCCCATGCTGCAGAAATGTCAGGCCTGAGCGGTTGAGCTCGTCATTGTTCTGCGAGACCAGCAGACCGTCACGAAAGCGCGTGGCCATTGCCAGCCCCTGCGGGCCATAGAAGCACAAGATCAGGCTCACGGTCTCATGCGACCACTGTTCGGTGTTCTCTTCGCCCTGCACGTACGCCGGGTTGAAGTCCTCCTGAATGCCGGTGATACCGAACGCGCACCAGGTGGTGCCGTTTTTGGGTATCTGCTTTTGCGGGTCAGTCCAGCGTGGGTAAACCAGCGTGGCAGCCAGCCCTGTCACACCCCGTATCCAGCGGCTGATTAGCCGTTCCAGATCCTCATCGTAGGGCGGTGAATCACCGACGGGGGTCAGATATCCCGCCGTTGTGCTGTCGTTACTCAATTGGCGTTCCCCCGTCGAATTCCAGAAGCTCGCAATGCGCCTGAACGAACCCGGCACCGTACGCCGTATACGGGTCGACAAACGTCACACGATAATCTCGCCCGCGGTAGGTTACGATATCGGCATCTAATCCGGGTTGCCCCTGAGTCAGCCTGAACTGCGTCACGATGAGAATGGCCCCGTTGATGTTCTGTCCGGCGGCCATACGCTTCGCTTCCAGTGAACGGTCGACGGTTACGACACCAGAGAACGGAATAGCCTGCGCGGTATTGGTCGGAAAATTATCTTCGTCCACTGTCTGCACCTGTCGATAACACACCAGAGACAGGTCGACAAAGTCCGGATCAAGCAGAACATCCGTCACATCGAGAAACGGCATTATTCTTTCCTCACGACATACTGAATCGCTCTGAACAGGAATCCGCGGGCACGCAACGGCTTATCGCCTGGAATGGGAGGCTTCATTTCTCTGCGCTTCTTGATGGTTTTTTCAGATAGTGGGGTCAGACGATCGCCTGCCTCAATGACAGCCTTTGAGGCATCACGCGCAATCTGGCCTGCGGCTTCAAGATGCATCGACGCCACATCTGCCTTACCTTCAAGCGCAGACTGAGCGGCCAGCTTTAAACGCTCTGTCGTTTTATCCAGGGAATCCTCAATACCCATGTCCAGAAATGGCCTTGGCGGCAGAGTAACGGTCTCACCGTCTATCTCTACGGTTGCCCCGGTGGACTGGAGATACCCCAGCTCAGCGTTGCTCAGCGGCGCATCATCGCGCGGAGGACCTGCCGGGATACCAACCAGCACATCAGTGCCTGACAGCTGCTTCAGCGCATCCAGAACGCTGCTGTAATTGTCTTCCCGAATTGTGAGCCCGCTTTTCATTCCGGCGTCCCCAGTTGAACCGCACCGGCACCAAACATCATCAGGTATTCCCAGAACTCCGATCCGTAACGGGAGTTGTTCCAGAAACAGGCATTAGGGTCCAGGGTTGCGCTTGCGTCATAACTGGCTGAAACCTTATCCACTGATTTCGCGGTCTGTATGCCGCTATTTATGCCACCAGCAGTACCCACAGCTACACCACGCATATCGGCGGCGTAAAGGTACATGTAGTGCGCAACATACAGCCCGACGATGTAGGGAAAGATATCCACGCCAAAGCGCGACTCACTCAGCATGGCATCAGCAAGATTCAGTCGAGCCTGAATCATTGGCGTGGGGTACTTTGTATCGTCAGCGAACTGCGGAAAGGTTGCCCTGAACTGCTCAGGCGTCGGCAGACTTTGATTTCTTGCCATTATTGGTAGTCTCCGGCAATTGCGCTTCGAGTTCAGCAATACGCGCGTCTTTCTCGGCGATTTTTGCTTCCAGCTCAGCAATGCGCGGGTCTTCTGCGACCGCTGGCGCTTCGCCATCCGGAGAACAGTGCGCTTTTACGAACCAGTGATCAGCAACCGTGTCATCGACGTCGTGGAAGCCAACCGGGAAATGCTTTTGCTCTTTGCCGTCGTTGAAGTTAAACGGGGAGAGTACGTAAATATTTTTCATTGCAAGTCCTCATGAGCGGCCCTTTCGGGCCGCCGCATGTTAGATGCCGTCGACGTAGGCCAGAGTTTCCGGATAAACCGGCTCTACTGCACCCAGCTTGCCGTAATAGGTTACGAGCTGATACAGGCCGCGATACTGGATCGGCACGCTCATCAGCGGAACCATCGGGAAGCGAACGTATTTCTTGTCGTTGGTGTAGAACATCATGCGATCAGAGTTCGACACGCCACGACCTTTCGCCCATTTCACCGGACGGATGTTCAGAGGACGCCCGTTCTGGTGGTATGCGATGGTGTTGGTTTCCAGATAGGTCAGCAGGGACTGGTTACCAGCGCTGGATACGATGGTGCTTGCCAGCAGAGAGAACTGCTCCGGCGGGATCAGCAGGTCCGTCGGTACCATGGAGTAAGCTGAGTTGGCCCACGCAGCACTCAACCCGGCATTAATGCTCGCCCGGATTTCGTCAGCGGTGGAGGTCGCCCAGGTCTTCGCGGCGTTGGTCGGCGTTACCTGCGTCAGGTTCAGCAGGCCTTTAACGTTCAGACCGGAATCGCCGATATAAACCTGCTCGTCCGTGTCCATGTTCCACTTCAGCTGCATGCCGTCGTACTTCTGCGTGTCGATCGGGCGACCAACCTGCGCAGCTGCCTGCAATTCAGGAACGGTCCAGCCAAGCTCCATACCCCACAGTGTGAGCGGGAAGCCAGTTTTTGCGATGTCGACGTTAAGTCCAGCCATCGCGGTCGCGGCTTTGCTAAGCCAGTTTTTACCGTTAGCATTCGGCGTACCGGCAGCAGCAAAAGTGGTGTTAGTGAACGAGCTGATCTCATCAGCAATAGACACGTCTTCACGCAACTGGATATCGCGCGACCAGGTGAAATTCACCAGCGGCAGATTCAGTGTCTGATCGAGACGCTCCAGCTCATGGATAAGAAAGGCACCAGTGCCGTCGACTGTCGCCTGGTCAAATGTCATTGGCATTTGCGATTTCCTTAAATATTGAAGGCCAGCTCAATGTTGCCGCTGGTGTCGCCAGGGCCATTGAAGTAAGCGTTAGTGATCTGGACGGTATTCGAGCCATCAGCGGCGGCAAGGAACGCGCCGAGAGGGCTTGAGGCGGATGGTGTGGCCACTCGCATGTAGACCGGGCCATGCAGAGCAACGCTGGATGCATCCGCGCCGATGTTTACCGTGACGTAACCACGTACCAGGCAATCGCCGGTGAAGTTTTTACCGCTGCCTACCTGCTGGACTTTATCCGGCTGGCTGGCGGTCGGATACGGACGAACATAAATGCCCACCAGCTCCGACGCTGTATCGCTCGCAGCGATTGGCACAAATTTCCCGGAGGAAATCTTGCCGCCAAGGCCGTAAGCGGGGAAAAGGTTGGAGGAGTCCAGCAGTTGAGGTTCAACCGTCAGATCCTGCGGACGAGAAATTGCCCCGGCGATGCCCGCTGGCATCCGGTAAAGAAATGTATTACCCATTGGTTAGCCTCGTTTAGACCAGAATTCCTGCGCGGCCTGATTCATACCGGCAATGGTTTTAACAGTGGTGGCAGTCTGCGTTTGCAGGCTGTCGACGGTTTTGGTATTGCGGTTTTTCGCCAGCTCAGAAACAGCCGTGAAAGCCATATCTACCGTGGCTTTTTTCAGCTTGCTGATATCGGCATCACCGACAATAGAGCGCACCAGAGATTGATCGGCAGAGGCGAGCACCTGACGCTTGAATGCTGTCGGCTTCGCCTTCTCTGGCAACTGGATGCCTGGCTGAATCAGATCGGCACGGTAAGCGGCGTCGCCGGTAACCTTACCCTCTTCTTCCTTTTTCTCCTCTTCGTCCTCGGCATCGCCGGTTCCAGGAGCAGTTGCCGCAGGCGTGAGTTTGGCCACCGCCTCAATCAGCGCCTTACCCCATGCAGGAATTTCTTCCTCGGCATCGCCGGTACCAGGCAATGCCGGGCCGGGAAGCGGATTTTGCGGCGCAAGGTTGATGACCACTCCGCCAGGTGTCATAGAGGTCGATACGTCGTTATCGCCCGTGACATCATCAGGCGGGTTATCAATGAGACTTGCCATTTCGGCAGCGTCCCCGGTTTTACGGGCCTTCAGGAGCCGGGTAAACCAGTTTTTAGTAGTGCTTGGCATAGAATCCCCTATTGCACAACGGAAACCGGCCCGCCCGTTAGGGACAAGGGCCAGATGGTTAGCGGTAATCGCAGATTGCTTTGCGAGACCAGGTGAAATTTGTTCGTAATCGGCGTCGTACCCGCAGCTGACCTCATCATCACCATCATCAATGGCCTGCAGGGCTTCCGGGGTTTTAACGATGACATCAGCCATCAGCAGATCGGTTTTATCGTCCGTGCCACGTCGTACGTTCTGGATGTGCCCGTGAGCCAGCTGGCGCCAGTTGTCAGGGGTAACAAAGATGATCTGCCCGTCAAAATCTCGCGGATGGCCGATAGTAACTGCCATGCCTTCGAATGACGCCATGGCTCGCTCGCTGAACACCTCTTCTGGCATCCGGCGTACGATGACTTTCCCTCTGTCGTTTGGGACAAGCTCAGGCCGCTCTGTGGCGTCGTACTCCTGCTCACCAGTCCTTGCGATCGGGACGTCCTTAAACAGGACTGACCCATCAGCAAGTTGAAAGCGGGTATTACCCAGGCGGGTTTTAAAGAAATATTTCATGGATTACCTGCTGAATTGCGGGCAAAGAAAAGGCCGCTGAATAGCGGCCTCGTTGTTAGTTACTATTTAATCTTTCTCGTAATATCTTGGCTTTCTCAAGCTTTACTTTTGCCGATTCGAGAGTTTCTCTTGCTTGTTGCACCCTCCTGGCATCCTTGTTTGGATTACTTCCACGCCCTCCCCAGTCCGGGCTAGATATCCTTTCCCAAGCTTGTTTTGCGGATAATAAATAGCGTTCAGCACCTTCCACATCAGAGGCATTTCTTAACCACTCTAAATAGAACTTGGTAGCTTCTTCACAATTTTTTAAGAAATTCTCAATATCAGATTTTCTTGTTTTCCCCGTTGGCAGCGAGAATGGGCACCATTCAGATTGCTCTAGGGGTCTAAAATACCAAGAATATACCCATTGCCCGTTGATAAAATCGCGTTCATGGGTGAATTCTAACCCGTTAAGCTTATGTATGTTTTGCTTCATTTGCTATCCCTATCGAGTTGTTACTAATGCATTATGCATTATTTTCTAAACTCAGGGATCTGCACTTCTGGCCAGCAATCGCAGTTCGGCAGGCATCCGGCGTGTCCGGTCATGCCGTCAAGAGTTGGCGGGTTATCCCAGCGCACAAATTTATCTTTCATTCCTCGGTGCGATGGCCTGGTACCAGCCCCCTTGATGCGCCACCAGTACCCCTCAGAGCCAACTGACAGCGCCCGAGCCTGAGTTAATGCGGTAGTTGCACGCCCTATCTCAGTGCGGGCTATCATCCGCGCCCTGCTGGCCGCCACGTCACCGGATTGCATGATCATCTCGTAAAGCTGATCGGGGCGCTCACCATGGATGACAGCCTGTATCGCACGCTCCTGAATTTCTCTTATTCTTCCGGCCGCCTCTAATGGCAGAGACTTCATGTAGCGAATCTGCCGATAAACGATGTCTTGCGCCACCATGCCGACAGGAGTGTTACCAATCACGTCACGCAGACCAGCGGATATTTCTTCCGAAACAGAGCGCCACTGATTCCACTCTTCTCGCTCCACCTGGGCAAACATCTTTCGACCGACCATTTCTGCCCAGTCGTCGATCACCCCGGAGTAGTCAACAAGCGATTTAGCAATGCTCTCAGCGCTTGCCTGTGAACCATCGTAGGAACCCGTGACGATTTGATTTATCTGGTCGACTATCGCCAGTAGGCTTTTCTGATACTGGACCTCCGATCGGCGGCGGAGGGCTGGTTTCAGATTCAGTCTCCTGCCACTGTTTCGCCGCATTCTGGATATCCTCATCGCTAATTGAAGCACCGATGCCGGTAACGTCAGACAGCTCGCGCAAATCAGTCAGAGCAGCAGCCGGCGACATGCCCAAATCACGCACCGCGGTTGCAAGAGCGGTAGTTGTGTTGGTTGCCACCGTGGAGCGATCGGTGTCGCTCATCTGCCACAGGGGGTTAAACTCAAAGGTGAAATCTTGCGGCAACGGCTCGCCAAACTCTGAGCGATGCAGTACATCGAATAACAGGCGGATGTGAGGCCGTAAATCTCGCTCCTGAAGCGTTCCAACGTCGTCGTAGTAGTTCGCTAGGTCAGCGTCACCGGTTGAAAAACCCTTCGGTGACTGGCGGAACAGACGGACAAGAGGAATGCCAACAGCACCAGCGATATCCTCTTTAAACTCGCTAAGCAGGTCAGACAGGCCCGCGAAAGAATAGGAATGTGTTTCAAATTCGTCCTCCGAATCAAACAGGGACATACCCTCGTTCGTCTGGTACTGGCGAACTAACTCCATTTGTTTAACCAGCGCTTCGAATGGTTTACCGCCCATGGCGATAATTTCACGCAGCTTTTTAATCTTTGCCGTTCGCAGATGTGCCTTGTAGGCAAGCTGGGCGGCGCCGACGCTGGTGCTATCGTAGGAAGTCAGGCGATCGAAGATGCGCTCGACAATGGACATGCCCCACTCGTTTTCGGTGATTTTCTGCTGGTAGGGCAGTTTAACACCATCCATGCGAATCAGTCGGCTGTGGTGAACGGTCCACGCAGGAAGCCCCTGCGCCGTCGTCACGATGTCATAGAATTCTGGCTTGCCGAGATTGGGGCCAAGCGCCTTAATGCGCCTGGTGAGCTGTGGGTTAATCATCCAGCGGTCAAGTACAGCCAGACCTTTAAAGCTGCCCTTGCCAACCTTATCCAGCACCAGCGGCGTCAGCGGTGCCTGACCTTCAATCAGAATCAGCGCCACCGCCCCGCCATACAGCCGGGACCATTTCAGCGTCTCGTTGATGCAATCCCAAAGCTGAAGCTCATCGAACCGTGATTCCAGAATGCCACGACGTTTCGGGTCAATCTCACTGGTGATCCGCACGCCCTTTTTGGTCATATCGTCCGCTTTCGAATCGACTGCGGCACCAATAATCCAGGAGGAACGATAAGCCCACTCGATGAGCAGGCGGTTGCGGCTGGTATAGTTCGCCCTGTAGGTCGATGCGGCATGCTGGTTAGGCTGCTGCATTCCGACACGGGCAACAAAGTTATCGTACGAATCCGCCGTGGCGACTCGTCCTGTTTTCTTCGCCATGGTGACTATTCTCCGGCTTTTTTGGTACTCGTGGCGGATAGGATAATTTGTTAAAAAATGACCCGATTTAACATAATGACTGTTACCCGCACCAGCCGGATCCCTCCCATGATGAAATGTCCGCCAAAGGCTTATTTATCGGGGTTAAGTGGCTAAAAGCGCGTGAATAAAACATGCATAAACAGGGTCGAAAAATGAATAGCGTGAATTTTGCGTGAAACGGTTATTTCCAGGTATTTAGCTGTTTCCCAGCGCTTCCCAGATATCCATTGCCGTATCGGTTGGAGCAAACGCCATGATGAACGCGTCGGCCACGTTCGGCGATGGTACGTCACGCTTGGCGAGGTCTTTCTTGCTTTCCACCATCACGCGCCCGTTTTTGTCAAAATCACGGTGCGGCGTGGTAAGTTCCAGCTTGAGCTTTTCCAGCAGCGGACAGGATGAGTCAATACTAATCAACTCATCTACCGGGTACTGCTCGCCGTTCTTTACCGCGTTGAAGGTGTTACGGAAGCGATCCGCTACCAGCCACCAGGCTTGCGCTTTGAGGTTGGCGAAAAAATCTTTGTTCGGGATGCCAATGTATTCGTAGTCCGGCTCATTCACACCAGCGCCAGCGTTGAAACGCTGATAGTTGATGCGGGATGCGTTCATGTTTTCGCGCTTACGATCCTCATTAATTTCTGAGAATTTCGCGCCAGCAGATGCCCCAACGCCGATTGAGTCGTAGACGATATCAGCATCGCGCTCCAGTGCTGCCTGATACGTACGCTGGCAGCTCTTCAGCAATTCGTCTTCTTTCGCCTTCCACTCATCCGCCCAGTACACGACGGAGCCGTGACGATAGACGTTAGCGCACTTATCGGCGCCGCTATCAGCAACGTCGAAGCCAATACGCTTGCGCCCGCTCGGCTCGAAATTAAGGACTTTATGGGCATCAACGGCCGCCTCAATCCATGACAGCTTGATAATGGCCGCATCATCATCCGACTCTGGCACGCCTTCGTAGACATGCTTAAACCCATCCGGATCCCGACGCTTAGCGGCCTCGATAACCTTCAGCATGGTGTCGGACAAAAATGGGTTTTCATCGTAGTTGATTTTGCGTATCAGCGTATCTTCTGGCGGATCGACCACAAAGTTACGCCACACGAAATCAGTCACCAGTCCAGGGTTAAAGATAAACCAGCACTCTGAGCCCTCTTTACGGATGGTAGGCTCCAGTATCTTCCACTGGTATTCCGTCAGCGCGTGGGCCTCTTCAAGCCACAGAACGTCGATACCTTCCAGAGACTTAATCTCTTCAATGTTGCGCCAGAGCCCATAAAACACGAATTCAGACCCGGTCACCCGGTTAATGATTTTGTTGTTCAGAATGCGGAAACGATGCCGCAGGCCAAAGCGGTCAATCTGAATTTTGAGCAGGGTATACACCGACTCTTCAATTTTGTTCTGGATCTGACGTGCACAGCAAAAGCGCAGGCTGTATTTATTCGACAGAAATATGGCGATGCCAGCGGCATCCCATGATTTTGACGATGACCGACCACCATAAAGCACTTTGTTACGCGCCTGCGTCGTCCAGAAGCTACGCAGGACCGGATTCAGCGTCGGTTTGGATGTCAGAGTAGAAGTCATTGAGGTCACGCTCTCCGTTGCCATCATCAATACCTGCATCACGGCGAAGACGATCGGCCTCCAGCGACACCTTGTCAGTAGCAGCCTTGCGATAGTCCGTATCAGCAAATATTTTGCCTACCGTCGCAAGCGTGCCGACGATGGACTCAATACGAACGGTATTTCGCATCATCGCCTTCTCGGCGGCGCTGATATTTTCCATCAACACCTTTCTTTCCTGGTCCCCTTCAGCATCATCCAGCTTGGTCAACCACCGGCCAATATTCTCTGCGGCGACAAGGTTGTTAGCCCGAAGGCGAAATAATTCGTCTTCGAGTGTCAACGCTTTCGCGTCTTCAATGACCTCATCTTTAAGCAGAAGACGGCGGGCGTAACCACCATGCTTTAACGCCTGCTGGTTGCCGGGTTGGAATGGGTTGGTCGGCGGATCGGTACGCACCCCGCGTATCGGTTTCGTATCTGGTGGAGGTTCGGCTTTTGCTTGCGTACTTTTTTGCGTACGGCCAGCGCTGGCAGGCTTTTCGCTGGTACGCACCTTGCTCTTTTGCGTACCACTTTGCGTACCATTTTTGCGTACCTGCGTACCGCTATTGCGTACCCAGTCAAATTTTTTAGCCCTCTTCCTGATAGCCCCTTCAGTAACGCCGTATTTATCGCCTATATCACGGAGACTAAGGACTCCGGCCCGGTATGCCGATTCGATGGCCTCCCAGTCCGGTTTTGCCATAATTTTGTCCTCGCCTTGACATTATCGAGCCACCTCTGGAAGTGGCTCTGTAATGTCGATCAGCCAATCAGCAGTTCTGGCTGCGTCACCTGCATGATGTGCTCATGCTCGAGCTCCAGAACGCGCTTCTCTTTCTTCCGCTCGTTCATCAACCGGCTGCCGATTGTGCCTTTCAGCTTTGAGCGCGTTTCTTTGATGGCGTAGCGATGCTGCAATTCTTCACCCATCGCCATGCGCCGGTTTAGCTGCTCGGCCATCCAGTTGAAGGCATTGATGTAACACTCCTTCACTGCGGCAGCTGTTTTGCCAGTGAATCCCATCACTAGCATCATGCATCCGTCGCGGGTGATGTTATACATAGGCTGAACATCGCCATTTTTATCAATGAAATCAATGGGCGCAAAATTGCGCTGGGTGAAGTCATCGGAGCATTTCAGGTTACGTATGGCACGCAAAACGTCTTTGTGTCGCTTGCCAAAGTAATCCGCCACCTTGAGTGATGTGGTGATTATCTTGTTGTCGAGGGTCGTGACCATTTCGCGGAAGTCGAAGGCCGGAATAACTGACGGATTATTCATAGCGTCTTTACCTTTTAGAAAGATGAGCCTGTTCGCACAGAAAAGCCGCCCCGAGATGGTCGCCACCATATACGGCAGTTCTCAGGCTCAGCTTTCTGAAAGACTCGGGATTGTTATGCGCTGCGATGCGCGGTTTACTGCGGGCATAAAAAAGCCAGACCGAAGTCAGGCTCTGTTATTTGGGTAACGAATCATTTAAGACACTGCTCTTTGATGTAGTCCTGCATGCCGCGAATCATCTTGTCAGCGGTTGCGATTCCGTCCCGGTGATCGAAATAATTCCGTCGAGCGTCTGGAGTAAGTTCGGGGGCTCCTGCATCATCCACGCCGGTGGAGGAGGTGGCTTTTGGCACTCCATGGCAGGTTGCGGCGATGCGCAGCCGTTTAGCGCCAGAATCGACATCCCGACGCAAATCGTTAATGGTTTTTTTCGCATCGGACAATTCCTTCGTGTATTTGGCATCGAGCGCTGCGACGTCTCTCTGGCGGGTCTGCATGTCAGCGATAGTGTCTTTCGCCAGGCTGAGTTGCTCAGTCACTTTATCGCGCTGCTCTTTGAAGGTGATGGCGTTATCACGGTAATGATTAACAGCCCATGACAGGCCGACGATGATGCAGATAACCAGAGCGGAGATAATCGCGGTTACTCTGTTCATTGCTGACCCCACAAACAGATTTCACGC